AGCAATTTGCCATCGCTATAAAGCCCTGCAAATCGCCCCGCACTTGCATTTACCCACTTGCCAAACACTGCCAAATCCCGCGCAATATTGTCAAATTCATAATCAAAGGTAATTAAGTAATAATTACCATTGTTTTGCTCGATTATATTAAGCGCGTCTGCCAAACTTAAAGCAGTTTGCCCTGCTAAAATTTCAGCTCCCTCGCCCTTTGACAAGCCTAATTTGCCGTGTATGTCCTCGCCATCATCTGCCTTGCTAAAATAGCTAATCGTGCTTGTATTGCCTTTTGTGCCACTTTTAACAATAAAGCCTTGTGTAAGCGAATTATACTCAACTTCTGCGCTTGTAAATCCCGCACCTGCGCCGTTCGCGCCTGTGATTGCGATTTGCATAGTGTCCGCAATATCGCTTAAAGAAGTCGCGTCCGTTAAATCAAAAGCGACATCGTGGCTCTCGCCATCTATCGTAACTTTGACTTTGCCATTTAGCATTTTTAACACGCCCACTTCCGCACACTTCGCGCCTTTTAGCATAGCAGGTAAATCGCTATCATTTAAGCTAAACACGCTTAAATAATCCGCTTTTGTCGCGTTTTTGCTAACAAAGCCGAAGTATTCGGTCGCAAAATCCACAACGCTACCAGCTTTAAACGCGTTTTTAATCGCGCTTAAATTTGTGAATTGTGAAAATTGTGGCATAGGCAAGTCCGCCCGTGCTTTTGTGATTAGCAAAGTAGGCAATTTACCTATTGTAAAGGTATCCTTGACTCCCGTGCTATTCACTTCAATCAATAAGTCCAAAGGTAATGCACTCATCTTTATTCTCCTTGTGATAAAATTTCGTTACTAATTGTAACATTTTCTAACTTTGAATCAGACTCAAAAATCTCAAATCTGCTTATAATTGAAAATTCAAAAAAAGCGCGATTTATGATTTTATTATCTACCGCCTCCGTAGTGAATTGAATAATGCTATAATTTGGCAATATTTCACTATCCAACGCTTTGAGAAAATCATAGCAATCCAAACCTTTAAGGCATTCGCGCACTTTAATCGCTTCGTTAAATGCTTGAATCGTCTCTACATTCTCATCATTGCGCTTATAAAAATCTAATTGAAAATTCCACTGAATCAACGATGATTCGCGGATATTTGCCAACTCGCTATTTTCAATAGGTTGCCACTCTTTGCTTTGGCTTGTCAATATTTGCGAATTTACAAGCGAGGCTATTGCAACGCCCTTTACAAAGTCGGCTTTATAATCCGTCCCGCCTATGATAATATCATAGTTTGTAAATGGCTTTAAAAGCCCGTGTATGTGCTTAATTTCAAACATTTTCAACCTTTTGCGCTGGTGTGGCTATCACTTGAATCCAGCCATTTTGGCTATAATCCGTTTTGCTAAACGCGCTATATTCCACGCCGTCCCAAATTATCAAAGAATCTGCATTGTCTAAAAACGAGGCGACCTCTGCCAAATTGCCTAAAATGTAAAATTTAAAGGCTTTTTGGCTATTAAATAGCGAATCGCCGAGCTTTTGCATTGCAAAAGGCGTTAAGGGCTGAATGTGCGCTGTCGCGTTTAGCTCTTTTGTTTCAGTTTTTGGAAAACCATTTACCAAAACACGCTTTTTTTGCAAAATCTTAATATTTTGATTTGTTAAAAGCCCTTGAATGTGCGGTAACGCTTCATTTAATACATTAGCCATTTATAGCCCTCACTTCGTAGCTTACAGAGTTCTTTAAAAGCCCTGTGTCTATAAGCGGGTGTGAGCTTTTTTTTGCCTTTATTGTGCTTGGCTTGTTAGGCGGTGTGGTCGTAGCTACAATGCTTTTAATAATGTCCCCGCGCATAATTTCGCCCGTGCGATTTAATGCTAAATCAAAATTTAAATGCGATTCGATTTGGCTTTTAAAAAAGCGAATCCACCGCACTTTATTTTTTGCAAGGGCGTTACGCATAAAAGGGCGCATAGGGATTTTTAAAGTCCCATACTCTTGCCAAAATGCAACTTGCGCGACAGGTGTCCCATCATCGTATTTCGCACTCTCAAAAATCCCCGCATAAATAGCCTTTGGATTTTTAGTAAAATCTTTTAGCTTATCATTTAGGGCATTTTGCAAGTCCTTAACGCCACGCACCTCCGCATTTACCATAAAAAGCCTTTAATTCACTATAACAAGTCCGCTTTGGCGTTTTAACCACGCTAAATATTCCTGTCCGTATTTAGTTTGGCTTAAAAAATAGCTAAACTCATCTTTTGCGCTGGGATTGCTTTGGTAGCTAATACTAACATCGCCCACACTACTACTTGCAACTAAACCACTTTGCGCGGTTATGTTTATACTTGCGCTAAATCCGCCCATTACGAAATAATGCGCGACAAGCATAAAAAAAGGATAGCTTTGGCAACACTTCTCTAAATCGCTAAATTCAGGGTATAAACACGAAACTTTGCTAACAATCGCATTAAAACTTTGAATCTGCGCCTCGCTTTGCAAAACGGGCGCAAACTCTGGGTATATGCTTAAAAATTTAGCTAAAATCGCTTCATTTGCCATCGCTATTTCTTTTTTGTTTTCGCGCCTGTGGCTTTTGCATTTTTAGCCTGTGTGGCTTCTTGGTCGCTTTGCGCTTTTTGCGCGGTGTCCGCCACATTGTTTTCATTCGACTTTTTAGCTATTTCTTTGTTGCTTTGCGCCACGATATAGCCACTATCGATAGCCTCTGCGAAATTTGGATATTCGCTTTTTAAGCTATTAAAATCATCGTTTGAAACTTCGTTTAGATAGCAACCGCCCTTTAAGCTAACCACGCGCCCATTTTTAAGCGCGTAATCGCAACCGCTGAATGATTTTAGTATAACAATCATTGCAACCCCCTTTTTTTGATTATACGCCTTGATAGCGCACAATAAACATAGGCTTATAAATCAAAGCCCCTGTCGTTCCCGCGCTTACTACTTGGCTATAACCATTCGCCTCTTGCACGACATTACCTAAAAGCGCGATTTCGCTATAACCCAAATCAGTTGTTTTATCTAAACCGCCGATTGAATCCTCGCCTATAAAGTAAATCGCGTTTGCGTTACCATTATAAGCATTGTCTAGTTCAATCGCGCTTACAAATTCGATTTTAGGATATGTTTTAGTGATAGTTTCATACACTGAAACGCCCAAATCGGTATATTTGCCTTGCAACTCTGCGAATGCGGACGCGCTAATAACACAGCGGATTTTTGATTGCCCGTTTATGTTATTGCCAGATTTTGTTTGGAGTGCTTTAATCGCCCCTGCGAAAAACGCCATCACTTCTTGCCAAGTCATTGCGTTGAATGTTTTGCCAGAAGCATTGTAATTATCTAGCGCGGGATTGTTAAGCAAACCATAAACTAGCATTGCGCCGTTGTCAATATAGCCATTAAACGCCGTGCGATTCATTTCAACTGCAAGGGCTTCTGTCGCGCTTTTCATTAGCATATCAGCATAATTCACACGCGCTTTTGCAAATTGTTGGGCTTGTCTATTGCCAAAAATTATCGCGCTTGAGAATGTATAATGCCCTGTGCTATTAAAGCTAACATTTAGGCTTGTGTTAAGCGGTGTTGAATGGTCTGCATAAGGCGAAGTTTGCCCTGCTTTCTCTACAAAAGGCATAAAATATTTATCCTCTGCCCAATCTACTACCTTGCTTTTTTGTCCCAAAGCCTCTTCGCCTGTCCTTTTTGCCAAAACATTTTCAATAACCGCAGGGGATAGTGCTGCCAAAATCCCCGCTGGCATATTGATATTTGTGCTTGTGAATGGCGCAGGTGTTGCGTCCTCGAATCTAAAAAAATGTTTGGCTTGTAAAGCCTCGATTTCAATTTTTGTAAGTGCCATTTTTCGCTCCTTTTAAGAATTTGTCACAGCTTTATACTTTGCCAAAGTCGCACCTGCAGTTGTGATTACAATCACGCCGTCTGTCGCTGTGCTATTGCCTTGCGCTACCACAAATCCTGTAAAGGTGTGTGTAGCCGTATCGATTTCATCTACAAAAGACAACGCGCCATCATCAGTTTTTAGCACGACAGCTTGTCCTTGTGTAGCTTTTGCATTTGTTGCTAAATACACACTCCCCGCGTTACAAATAGTAACATTATTACCCTTTGCAACGACTGCTGAATCACTTGCGCCGTCTTGGAAATTCTCAAAAACTGCAACGCCCAAGATTTTGCCTGTGATTGCTTTGCCTGTGGCTTGTGTAACTGCGCCGTCCTTTGTTTGCACGAAGCTACCTATTTCAATATCACTACCTGCGACCGCGCCGATTGTGTTGAAATAGCTATGTGTGCCTTGTGCTATCTTACCATTAAAGCCTAATGCTTGGCTTTGATTGACTGATTTTTGTAATGCCATTTTTAGCTCCTTTTTATAGATTTTCAAGCATTTTCAAAATTTTGCTATCTGCATTTTTAGCAGGTTCGCTATCTTTGAAAACCACTTTATTTGCCTTGCAAACTACATTAAATGCAGTTTCGGCATCCGCGCCCCTGTCAAGTTTCGCACCGCTGATTGATTCGTATCCAAATTTGAAAATGTCATCAGCTGACATTCCGCTTTTGTCAAACGAAGTTCCCAACGCTTTGCTAACTTTATCATAAGAGTCTTGGATTCGATTCAAGCCGATTTTATATGATTCAATTTGTTTTGCAACGCGTGAATCAATGATTTTTGACAAAGAATCTGCGAAATCTTTGGCTTTGTCATCGTCATCACTAGAATCGTCATCTTGTGTTTTTGGCTCATCGCCTTTGTCATCATCGCTATCTTGTGTTTTTGGCTCATCTTTTGGCTCATCGCTATCAGTTGTGCCTAAAACTTCAAGGATTTTTGCGATTTTCTCATCATCTGCGCCGTCCGCTTTTGCAATTTCTAGGATAGCCTTTGCAATTTCGCTTTTTGAATCCGCAGTTTTTGGCTCATCGCCCTCGCCATCTTGTGTTTTAGGCTCGTCCGCAGGTTCGCTATCCAAAAATTTCAATACCTTTGATAATAAATCAAGTTTTTGTGCCATTTTTAGCTCCTTTGTTTTTGAATCTAATATGCGTAAATCTTTGCCACTACGCCCACTCTCAACCACTGCCAAATGATTAACGCATTCGACTTCTTGGATATAATCGTATTCGCTACCATTAAACCGCCCTGCACTTTTTTGAATATCGCCCGTGTAAGCGGGGCTTAATTCCACGCATTCGCCGTTTTCGATAGCTTCGATTAGCTTGGGATTGTAAATGATAAGGTCAGCTTTTAGCATAAGAGATTCGCCATCTGCCGTGATATTACTACCTATTGCGCCGTCCGCTTGTGGCTCGGCATCGCCTACCCATTTATGTGTAAATTTTATAGGCTTGTTAGCAAATGTATCTTTTGCCTTTTGCAATTTATCAAAAGGGCGATAAACCTTAACAATTTTATCGCTTTTAGAATTTGGCAGAATCTCACTCTCCAAATACTCAAAAACCCCCGCCTTTGCAATGGGATTATTTTTTATGATTAAAAAGCCGTTTGCGTCTTTCTCACGCGCACTCGCCTTTGAATCAAGTATTCGCAGTCTATGAGTCAAAATTAACCTCCGCAAATGATTTTTGCGCTGGTATTATAGCATAAAATTTTAAAAATGTAACAAAATGTAACAAATTTTTTAAGATTTTTCTACTAATTCGTAATAATCCCCGTGTGCGCTATCTTTTACGAGTTTCAATTCTTGTGTAGGGCTTGGCATAACTGAAATCGCACTGCATCTGCAATTTACACGGGCGGAGGGGTGTCCCTTGTTTTTGTAGCTATCTATAATCGCAGTTGGATTATCATAAGCATAAATGCGATTGTTTAGGTAGATATGTCCGCCCTCGCCCTTTGACACACGCTCATCGTTACTTGTAATCCACATATAATATTTAAAGCCCAACTCTTGCGCTCGGGCATTTTGATAGTTGCTTATGCCCTTTGCAACTTGGTCTCTCGCTATTAGTTTGGCGCGTTTATACGAAATCCCCTCGTATTGCCTTGCAAGTTTTAGCAACGCTTCTCTGTCAAAATTTGCAATGCCTTGCAAGAATCCCTGCTTATAGCGCGAAATAATATCATTTGGGATTGATTTTATAAGCGCGATATTAGCTTCGTAGCTACTTGTTAGCGCGGATTTTACCAAAGGGGGCGTGATTGCTAATGCAGATTTTGCGCTATCTTTTAAAGGTGTGTTTTCTAATTGCGCTTGTAAGTTTATATCCACATAGCCTTTAAGTTGCCTTTGCAAACGCCGTGCGATATTCACTGCGGATTTATTTATTTTGCCTTGCCATTCTTTAAGAAGTTTGTTAAATTCGATTGTTAGTTGCTTGGGCGTGTTTTTATCCAAATTTTTGTTTATATTTGCCAACGCCCACCAGCTCACGCTATTATTTATCTCTTTTGTTACTTTTTGTAACATTTTCATATAATCCCGCGTGATTGCACTGCTTGGCTTTATTGCTTTTAGCTTAAATAGCTTTAAAAATTCGCGTTTTTGCTTATTTGTCATTCAGTGCCTTGCATACCAAAATCATCGCTATTTAAATCCAAATCCAAATCCGCATTTTCACTCTCAAATTTCGCACTTTTTGGCAAAATTTCGCGTTCGCGCAAATAATCAAAGCCTTGCTCTTGTGTAATAATCCCGCTTTGAATAAGCGCGTTTATAGTATTTGCTTCGGTCGCTTTTACTTGCGCTTCGTTTATCGCAGTTTCTTTGTTTAGTGGTTCAAATTCGTAGCTCGGGCGGATATTTTCAAAGCCCATTTCCAAACAAAGCAAATACAAGATTTTCTCAATCAAAGGCTTTATGATAGCGTTTTGAATTGACATAATTTCATCATAATACGAGCGCATATCAAAATCGCCCGTTGCATTAAATCCGCTTGGCGTTAATCCCAAAAGTTTCACAGCGGGGATTCGTGCGCTTATAGCGATATTCTCTTGCATTTGCGCTATTAGCTTATCAAGCCCTGTAATGCTTGTAATCGTTTCGATATACTCCTCGTCCTCTGTCAATAAAATAAGCGAATTGTTATTTTGTTGGCGATTGATAGCCTCTGCCCGTGCCCGTGCCGTGTTTATATCATTTTTAATCAAAGGCGTTTTTACTATCTTTGTGCGAAATCTGCTAAATATATCTGCCAAACCTTGCCTTGAAATATCCGCAGAAGCCACATAATCGCGCATAAACTGACAAAGCGAAATGCCTAAATAGTTATATAGTGGCTTTATCATATCGGGCGCGGGATACATTATAAGCGTGGCGACTCGGCTTTTGTGAATCTGTCCGCCCCCGCTTATATACCATAGATTTGGAATCATAAAATCAGCGTTAAGCGGATTTGTGGCATTTACTTCGTTCGCACCGCATAAATAAGGCTCGACTACTTTTAGCGCGTGGATTTTGTTTTTAGCAAAAACACGGGCATTCTCTACCAAAGGCGTTGCCAAATCCTCTGCCTTTGCATTTATATCCAAATAAATCAAAGCACCGCCATAAGTAAGTGAAGTAATAATCGCTTTATGCAAAACTTGCCAAAAATCCAACTCTTTAAGGCGTGATTCAAGCGATTTTTTAATTTCATTTTGCAACTCATCGCTATTAGTTTCAATGGTAATATCCCCGCCCTTGCGTAAAATTTCATTTGCGATTTTTGTTAGCGCATTGTTTATAATAGGGTCGTTTGCTAAAAAGGCGCATTCGCTATATGATAGCCTTTTGTCAATATTTTGATTATATTGCATAAGCGAATTATTCACGCCGACATTTGCGATGGGATTTATCCACGAATCACTAAAGCGCGTTTGCCATTCTTTATGCACGGCTTCGCACTTGCTATCACTAAACCTAAATGGCGCACTTAAATCTAATTGCCTTTGTGTAGAATCGCCGTTTAAAAGCGCGAAATTTATATCTTTACTACCGCCCCTTTTACTTGGATAGAATCGCTTTTTTGCCATTTTGTAAGTCCTTTACTTTTTTTTGAAATATTGCACTATGTAACGCGAGAATAGCTTTAATTGAAATAAGAAAATAATGCCCCAGCAGGTTAAGCTAAATAATCCTAAAAATGCAAATCGCTCGTGCCATTCTGCAAAGGATAGCGCAAGTCCCACGATGATATTTAGCGCAATCGAAATCACATTTAAAAGCAAAAATGCTGGGGTTATCATAGCTACACCTTAAAAAGTTTTTTAAAGCCTAAATTTGCGTATTTGTTAGCGATTTTTGCCAAAGGATAGGCAAATAAGCTACCAACTAAAACGCTTTGCGTTACATTCGCGCTCATTAAAATGCCTAAACCATATATGCCTAAAACACCGCAGATATTCACGCCCACGCCTACCAAAAAGCCTAAAAATAAAGCAAAATTAGCTTTACTAAACCACGATTTAATCTTTTGCATCACTTCTCCTTGTATTAAGTTTATTCTCTACAAAGCGCAAAATCATATCTTTAAAAGTTTCCGCGCCCGTGAATCCGCATATCGCGCCCACTAACAATGCCAAATTGAATGGCAATTCGGCATAGTAGATAAGTCCCTCGCATACCAAAAGGCACACAATCGCACTGCCAAACGCGCTATAAATAGCATTTCGCAATAAAGTCCCCTTTGTGCGTGGTGGTTTGCAATTACCTTGTGAATCGCATTCAGGGCGCGATAAATCGTCCCAAACTTTAATCCCATACACAACGCCGATAAGCCCTGCGACTACAAAGCTAATCCACTTAAAATCATTCATTCTTTGCCTTAATCTTTTTGCGCTTTACACAATCGCGCATAATCGGGCGAATCTCTTTTGCATAGATTAGAATTTGCTTAATGTAATCCATTTTCGCGCTTATACTAGAATTTTGCAAGTCAATTTCACGCGGTTCAGTAGGGATTGATTCGACTTCGCACGGCGTTTGCACTTTAACTTCTTTTATGATGGGCTGTGGCTCGGCACACCCTACAAAAAAGCACACTAGAATCATTATGCCTATTAGCGCGATAGCCAAATTTAAACTAAAATCATTATTTTTGCGCTTATTGTATTTTCGCTTCATTTTTGCCACGCCTCTGCCAAATCGCTAATAAACACTTCGCAACTATTTTGCGCTTCTTTATAATTAGCTTCTGGCGTTTTAATATTTGCAAAATCCGCTTTTACTTTGTCAATGTAAGTTCGCAATTCTTTATTTAAGGCTTCGTTTTTAACGCGATTATTTTCAATCATAGCATTTTGATATTCCAAAGCGACATTGCCTTGATTTACTTGCGATTGTAATTCACTAATTGTGCCGTTTTTTGTGTAAATCATAGTGATTAAAACCACGATGATTGTGCCGAGCGCAACTGCGATATATCCTAAAACATTCACACTAGAATCCCCCTTGCTTGTGCTAAAAAGCCCTGTGATAAATGAAAATGCGGTTTTTATATACGCCCACAAATAAAATCCTTTGCATTATGTAACGAATTGTAACATAATTTTTGCGAATTATAGCATAAAATTACAAAGAATCCCAATCTATACTAAATCCCTTTTGATATTCAAGGGCATAGCACACCATATCTACCATATCATCGTGTAAATGTTGCTCGTCCGCACGGAATGCCTTGCACTCTTTTATAAAATCGCTAATCCAAAAATTTATAGGGTCTTTGCTTTGCGGTAATCGCAACTTGCCAAATTCGCTTAAAACATTACTTACACGCGCAAATTTATCTTTTTTAGGCACGACTTCACTTAAAGGCAGATGAGTCGTCCTTTGCAACTCTTGCAATAAGCTAATCCCACTCGCTTTT